GCCCTAGGTGTAGCTATTGATAAGATGGTTCCTCACCACCAGGTACAGCAAGGTATAGACTCAGGTATTTATCGTGATGTTGAAATAGGTTCAGCTCCTTCAGAGTCAGAAATAGAAGATGCGAGCAAGATTGTCTATTCTTATGATGATGATATGGTTAGGTTAACTAAATACTATGGCCTAGTACCTACTGACTTAATCAAAGAAGCAGAGCTTGATGAGAATGATGAACTTAAAGATTTGATTGAGCTTGATGAAGATCCTGGTTCTTATACAGAAGTCATTATGGTTATTGCTAATAGTACTACTATACTGAAGATTGAAAAGAACCCTTACATGAAGCAAGACAGGCCTGTAATTGCTTTTGCTTGGGACAGAGTACCGTTTAAGTTCTGGGGTCGTGGTATATGTGAGAAAGCTTATAACTCCCAGAAAGCACTAGATGCAGAGCTTAGGGCTAGGATTGATGCACTAGCATTAACAGTACACCCAATGATGGCTGTAGACGCTTCTAGGATGCCCAGAGGGGCTAAACTAGACATCAGACCTGGTAAGACTATTCTTACTAATGGTAATCCAGCAGAAGTCTTACAACCGTTTAAGTTTGGTAGTATTGACCAGGTTACGTTTGCACAGGCAGCACAATTGCAACAAATGGTGCAGCAATCTACTGGTGCTATAGATTCTGCTGGCATTCCCTCTCAGATAAATGGTGAGGGTACAGCAGCAGGTATCTCTATGGGCCTGGGTGCTATCATTAAACGTCACAAGCGCACTTTGGTAAACTTCCAAGAGAACTTCTTAGTACCGTTTATCGAAAAGTCTTCTTGTAGGTATATGCAGTTTACGCCTGAGCTTTATCCAGTTAAAGACTACAAGTTTATAGCTACAAGTTCTCTAGGTGTAGTTGCTCGTGAATACGAAGTTACTCAGCTAGTACAGTTGCTACAAACCATGTCACCTGAGTCACCTGCTTACCCACTATTGATTGAGTCTATTGTAGGTAACATGAGCCTGACTAATAGAGATGAGATTATTAATACTCTTAAACAAGCTGGCCAACCTAACCCAGAACAGCAGCAAGAAGACCAAATCCGTAAAGAAATGGAACTTGCTATGGCTACTGCAGCTTTAGAGAAGCTTAAAGCTGAAACAGCAGAGATTGCATCTCGTATACAACAAAACAATGTTGAGACACAATTGCTACCTATTGAAGAAGAAACCAAGCGTATGGTGGCTTTAGCACAAGCAGAGCCTATGGAGAAGTCTGAGTTCGATAAGCTAGTAACATATGCCAACCTAGAGCTTAAAGAGAAAGAACTAGATGCTAAGGGCGATATTGTCAAAATGCAGATGACTGAGTGAAAATAAAGCTTGACTTTTAGTAAAATATGTGTTATAATAAAAGGTATATAAAGTGGATAAAGAATTACAAGACTATTACGATAACTACTTCTCTTTATTTCAACATCCTGGTTGGAAACAACTGATAGAAGATTTAGAGGAAACAGAAAGTTCTTTTAATATCCTAAACCTTAAAGATGCTAAAGAGTTACATTACGCTCAAGGTCAATTAAACATACTCAATCAATTATTAAACTGGCAGGAATCTATGAATGTTGCTTTTGATAGCAATGAATCAGACGCTTCCTACCATTCAACTAATTTGCAATAAGGGAAATCATGTACAGACTATATGAGTTTTCTTGTGTAAATAAACACACTACTGAAGAACTTATCAACCCTGATGTTAAGGAAATAGGTTGTTCTATATGTGGTGAAATGAGTAAGCGGTTAATCTCTCCTAGTCGTTTTAAGTTCAACATTCATACTGATCGTTGGGCTAAACAACATGAGAAGGCCGCTATACAGTAACTAATTCCATAATACCCAAGGGTACGGAGAATCATTAAATGGCTAGAACACTAAACCCTCTTGATAAAGAAGAGATTATCTTAGGCGAGAACGAAGAACTTGTATCACTGAACGGAGAAGATAAGCCTGAAGAACAGGAACCTGAACCCGAAGTAAACGAACCTGAACAAGAAGCAGTATCTGATATTCCAGAGAAGTACAAAGATAAGTCGCTGGAAGATGTTGTTAGGATGCACCAGGAAGCTGAGAAGCTACTAGGTCGTCAGAGTTCAGAAGTAGGAGATCTTAGAAAGTCTGTAGATGAACTACTCAAGGCGAAAGTAAATGAAGAAGCCGTTAGTACAAAAGAAGAAGAACCCGAATTAGACTTTTACGACAACCCAGGTGAGGCGGTTAGTAGAGCTGTAGAGAATAGCAATGCAGTAAAACAGATGCAGGAGTTTCTTGCTAAGCAACAACAGCAAGAAGTTTTAGGGCAGATTGCTTCTAAGCATCCGGATTATGAAGCTGTGATTAAAGATCAGAACTTTATAGATTGGATCAAGAACTCAAATGTTCGTACTGAATTACTACAACGTGCTGACAATTACGATTTTAATGCTGCTGATGAACTTCTTTCTAATTGGAAAGAGATCAAGGGAGTAGTTGATAAGACGCAAAGTCTTAACGAGAAGGATCGCAAATTACAGGTTAAAACTGCATCAACAGGTGGCAAGGGTTCAGGTGAACCAGTGTCTCGCAAAGTCTACAAGCGTTCTGAGATAGTTAATTTAATGATTAACGACCCCCAGAAGTATCAAGCCAATGTTCATTTATTTGATGAAGCTTATAAAACTGGGAGGGTAAAATAACTAATATAAAAGGAATAGTAAAATGGCGTTAGGTACAAATCATGTAACCACAACTACTGCGGCTACTTTCATCCCAGAAATCTGGTCTGATGAGATTATTGCAGCATATAAAAAGAGTCTAGTTCTCGCGAACCTAGTTAACAAAATGAGCCATGTTGGTAAGAAGGGAGATACAATCCATATCCCTAAGCCTACTCGTGGTGCGGCTTCAGTAAAAGCTTCTGAGACCCAAGTTACACTTATCGCAGCAACTGAGTCTGAAGTAATTGTTAATATTAATAAGCATTTTGAATATTCACGTTTGATCGAAGATATTACTGATGTACAAGCACAACCATCATTAAGAAGTTTCTATACCTCTGATGCTGGCTATGCACTTGCTAAACAAGTAGATGATGATCTATTTGTCTTAGGTAAGTCTTTTGGTGATGGAGATGGATCAGATTGGACTAATTCTAATAGCTATTATATTGATGGCGCTAACGGTATTGCTGCATACGCAGAAGACACTGTTGCTCCTTCAGACGTATTTACTGACCTAGCATTTAGAGAGTTAGTACAAGCATTAGATGACAACGATGTACCAATGGAAGGTCGCTTCCTGGTTATACCCCCAAGTGTTCGTAACACTATTATGGGTATTGATCGTTATCAATCTTCTGACTTCGTAAACGGTCGTGGTATTGAAACTGGTAGAATCGGTACTCTTTATGGTATTGATATTTATGTTTCTAGCAACTGTCCAGTAATGGAAACAGCCGCTGCAAACTCTGCATCTACTGTTGATATTCGTGCTGCTATCTTAGGGCAAAAAGAAGGCTTAGTCCTTGCAGAACAAATGGGCATCCGCTCACAAGTTCAGTACAAGCAAGAGTACTTGTCTGATTTAATAACTTCTGACATGCTTTACGGCACTAAAGTTATACGTCCAGAGTCAGGTCTAGTTGTAGCTATACCTAACTAAGAGTAGTTTTAATGTATGGGGGTTGCCTTCGGGTAGCCCTCTTTTTAAACATAGGATTCAATTATGGCAAGGGCTTTTGACAAGAGTATCTTTTCAGCTACTGAAGCAAGAGAAGACCCAGCAAGTGATACACTATTTGTTAATGGCGATACGATAGCTGGGCACACAAATCAAGCACCCGTTTGTAGAGCAGTTTATGTAGGCAATACAGGCGATCTTAAAGTAACAATGGCGCAGGGCGCAACAGTAGTCTTTCATGGTGTAGTAGCAGGCAGTATGCTGCCTATTCAATGCAACCAAATCTTTGCTACTGGCACAACGGCAACTAATATTATAGCTTTGTTTTAGGAGCAAAGAATGCACTTAGGTATTAATATTACTCTGTCAGAGTTCACAAAAGTTCTAATAAGTGGCCTCTTTCCAAACAGTCCACTAACTGAAGATTTTACAATAGAGGGTGGAGTGAATCAACTAGCCCCCTCTTGTTATACAATTAATTCTGGTGTATGTCTTACAATCACCACTAATTCATGTTTTGAGGTTAATTAAATGAGTGATCTGAAAGTCTGTGCTAATTCAGCAGGTACTGGAATAGTAACATTAAAATCACCAGACACTAATACAGATCGGACTATCTTTCTTCCTGATAGAGACACAACCCTTGGTGTTACACCAGCTCAAGAAGCTGTCTTAGATCGTCTTTCTTATGATCCTGCTGAAGATCAATTAGTAGCCTCAGTAGCTATAGAAACTACTCTAAACTCGTTATACCTAGGTGGACAACACAAGATGTCCTCTGGTGCAGAGAATGTATACTTTACTAACCTAACATCCGATATTAACTTCTATCCTGCTTGGGCAGGTCTTAAAGACCAATCAATCGTAGCTAATCAAGGTTCATCTGGATACATAGCCCCAAGCGGTAGGGCATTCACTGACATGTTTAGCCTACCCCTAGGTGGTAGCCCAGTTTCTGGAACAGCTGTTCCTTATGATGGGAATAATTACTTTGGTATTAATATATCAGGATTAGGAATTACTACGGTCGCTGCCGAAAATGTACCCCCCACAGTTAAACTACAATATAGAATCGTAGTGGGCGGCATAAGAGTATACTCACAAACACTACCAAGAGTTTCAAGTGCAAGATCCACTGCTGGTAATACTGTTTATAGCGGAGATACAATAAATTGGTTCTTTGACCACCCTGTAGATATTAGGGCAGGTACAACGCTTACGGCCACCATCATGAAGATT